TCTGGCCGGAAGGCCGCTGGGAATCTTGATAGGCATGTTTCCTATTATGGTGCGGACCCGGATATGGCGTATTCGGCGGTTTTCATCGACGGTCCGCAGCGTTATACGAAAAACGGATAACGCGTTATCGGATATGCGATTCCACTAGCAGCGCAATATGCGACACGCCGATTTGACTTATTAGCCAACATCCGTAAAGTAGTTAGAGCTGCCTCAATGAAGGCAAGCCGACGCGGGGTGGAGCAGCTCGGTAGCTCGCTGGGCTCATAACCCAGAGGTCACAGGTTCAAATCCTGTCCCCGCTACTGCGGGCGAGGCCGTCACGATTATTCGTGACGGCTTTTCGTTTATCCGCCGTCGTGCCCTACGGGGCCGCATATCCGATCGGGGCGATGATGTCCTGTGAAAAAACAACACCCAAGCCCGCTCTGGGCAGAATCAATCAATCTATGGCTCGACTCCCTCAAGGCGGCGGGCTACTCCCCCAACACGATCGGCACGCGCCGATGCCAGATGTCCGCGCTATCGAGGGCGCTTGAGGGCGATCCTAGGGACGTGGAGGGCGACGACCTGCTCGCGCACTTCGCCGCGAAGGACTGGAAGCCGGAGACGCGCAAGGGCGCGAAGAACGCCTGCGTCAGCTATTTCCGATGGCTCAAAGCGTCCGGCCGCAGCGAGGCCGATCCGAGCGAGTTCCTACCCACCGTCAAGCGTCCCGAACCGCATCCCCGGCCATGCCCGGACGTGGTCATACTCGCAGCGCTGCGCAAGGCCACGGACAGTGAACGGCTCATGCTCAGGCTCGGCGCTGAATGCGGGTTGCGGCGCTTCGAGATAGCGAAGGTGCGCAGCCGCGACGTGATGCGCGACCTCGTGGGCTGGAGCCTCGTGGTCGTAGGCAAGGGCGACAAGCAACGCATCGTGCCTATCGGCGACGACCTCGCCTTGCTGATCCGATCCGCCAACGGCTATCTGTTCCCCGGTCGGTGGAGTGGCCACGTCGAATCATCCTACGTCGGCCGACACCTGAGCGACCTCTTGGGCGATGGATGGACGGCGCACAGCCTGCGCCACAGGTACGCGACCACGACCTACGCCGCCACACGAGACCTGCTGCTCGTCTCCAAGCTCCTAGGCCACGCCTCGGTCGAGACCACGCAACGGTACATCGCCATGCCCGACGACCGCCTGCGCGCCGCCGTGGAAGCCACACGCCTCGCCGCCTAAGAGGATCGCAATGGGACGCACAGGTGTGGGCACAGGCCGAACGAGAGCGCATCGGCAAGAGCGCTCTGACCCGCAAGGCGCTGGCCGCATACTTGACCGCAATCAGGCACAGCGCGATGGCCACCCATATACGACGAAAAGCCCCCGAACCTGCCGCATGATGCGGTTTGGTTCGGGGGCTTAGTCGTTATTCGGCCTTGGATGCCTTGGCCTTGAGGGTGCTTGCGCCGATGACGACGCCGATGGCCAGGGCGACGGCGTTGATGGTCGTCGCGGCCGGATCGGCCCATGTCCAGCCCCATACGGGGCCGAGGGTCTGCACGAGCACGCCGATGGCCGGCAGCACGATCAGCGCGAGCCATTTGAGCACGCCATAGGCTCGGTTCGGCAGCAGCCAATCGGGCACGGTCGGCTCCGTGCCGGCGGTCTTGGGTTCGGTGTTTTCGTCGGTCATATTGTCCTCGATTCTCTGGATATGAACCTAGGAACCTCGCCCGGTGTCGGGTTCAGGGTTCCTAGGTAGGGTTCGGGTTCTCAGTAGCGCAGCACCTCGCCGGGGTAGATCACGTTGGGGTTGCCGCTGCGATAGCCGGTGAGCTGCGTGTAGCTGATGCCGAGGCGCGCCGCGATGCCGCTGAGGGTGTCGCCTGCGCGGACGGTCACGGTACGGGTGGCCGGTGGCGCGTTGCTGCCGGTGGCGACGCTGCCGCCGCCGTTGTAGGTGACGACCTGACCGGGCCAGATGCGGTTGATGTTGCCGCTGGGCACGCTCCACCTGGACAGCGGCCACAGGCCGGTACGCGAGGCGATGCCGCTCATGGTGTCACCAGAGCGGACGGTCACACGTGTCGCGGTGGAGGTCGTGGCCTGCGGCGTCTGCGTGGCGGCGCCGGCGTTGAGGCGTTGGTTGACGATCGCCATGACCTTGTCGTAGTTCGCGCCGAGCGCGTCGCGCCGCTGCTGGCCGTTGCCGTAGTCGCCCCTGATCGTGGCGGTGGCGAGGGCCTGTAGGTCGATGGTCTGGGTCGGGGGCGTCGCGGTCTGCGGCGGCGTGGCCGGCTTGGCCGCGCCTGCGGGGTTGGCATAGGCCTGCCATTGGCCGGCGTCGCCACGGAAGTAGTTGAGGTCGAGCGGCCCGTTGTAACCGCTGACCCAACCGTTCGAGGTGTACTGGCGCATGGCCTCGCCGTAGATCGAGTAGTTCCACGGTCGGCTCTGGTAGCCGGTCGGCGCGTTGCTGGCGTACTGTGCGACCCAAAGGCCGCAGTTGGCGCGCACGTCGCCGGGTATCTGGTTGAGTGCGGACGCCTGCACGTACACCATCGGCCATACGCCGGTGAGCGTGTGGACGCGCTGCGCGAACCGGCGCACCCAGTCGCCGTTTCCCCACTGGGCGTTCTGGTAGGACTCCCAGTCGAGCACGAGCACGGCCTTGCCGATGTAGTCCCTAGCCCGGCCGACGAAGTAGTCGGCCTCGGACTCGGCGTTGTTGCCGCCGGCGTAATGGTACAGGCCGAGGCTCTTGCCCCGGTCGGTCACGCACTTGGCCTGCGTGCGCCAGCTCCCGTTCTCGAAGCCGACGCCCTGACTGACCTTGACGACGGCGAAGTCGTAGCTGGCGGTGCAGGTCACGTTCGCGGCTTGCCAGCCGGATACGTCGATGCCTACCATGTCGGCCATGGCGATGGCCGGCGTGGCGGCGAGCAGCATTGCCACGAATGCCGCGATGAGGGCCTGTAGCGGCTTGCTTTTGTTCTTGATTTTGCCCAATTCGATTCCTTCCTGTGTGTTGGGTGGGCATGAAAATAGCCCCCGCCGGGATCGGCGAGGGCTAAGCCTGTGGTTTTCTCAGGGCGATCGGCGCGTCCTGTATGTCCTGATTGACTTGGGTGCCGTGGCCGTTGCCTCCGAGGCTGTGGTAGGTGTCGTAGACGAGCTGGGCGGTCCGTTTGGCGGTGTTGTCGGCGATGCCGTCGTTGGCGACCATTTCGCGCTGCATCTGTTCGAGCTTGCATAGCAGGAGCACGCGCACGCCGGTCTGCATGGCGTCGGATTTGCGTCGGTAGCCGCGCCACCATCCGAGCATGTATCCGCCCAGGGCGGTGATGATGCCGGTGGCGGCCCAGACGGTGAGCTGCTGGGCTATGGGGTTCATTCGTTCCCCTCTTCGCCCAAGGCGTCGATGTACTCCTTGACGGCTTCGCGGCCCGCTTCGGGCACGTCGTCGATGGTCTTGCGGCCGGCGATGACGAGGCGGGCGTAGACGCGGATCATGGCTTTGCTCATGCTTCACCCCCTGCCAGTAGCTGGTAGATTTCGGCCAGAGCCTCGTCCTGATCGAGGCTTGACGCTTCGAGGGCGCTGAGTCGTTGACTGTCCGATTTGGACGCCTGCAAACAGTCGAGCCAAATGCTGTCGGCCTGTTCGATGGCTTCCTGTTCGGTCAGGTCGCGGATCGTGTAGGCTTCGTCGGCGGTGTATTCCGTCCACGTGGCATCGCCGTCCTCGTGCATGACGGTGGTGATGTTGCGGCGGATGCGGATGTCCGCGAGGCCGTCGCCGCGCGGGTAGTAGCTGACCTCTTCAAGGGGTTCGGGGCTGGATACGGTCTGGAGCATTGGTTTTCCTTCCTGTGTTGGGTGGATAAATACCGGGTCGCGCGGCGCATGGTTGAATCGATGCGGTGCCTGCGTCGGTATCGGACGCTGTCGCTGTTGCGCAGGTACCCGTAGTAGGAGCAGCAGCGGCGCGCCATGTACTCGTTCATCGGCCGGCGGGCCGCGCGGCTGAAGGTGCGGCGGGCGCGGAGGAACACGCCGCTGCGGATGTTGACGCGGCCGTGGGGTCGGAACGTGTACCCGACCATGTCGATGGGTTCGAGGTCGAGGCGTTTGCAGTTCCATTCCTCGTGCACGTCGAGTCCGAGCCGGTCTTTGAGGTAGTGGACGATGCGGCGTGCGGCGATCTTCAGATCTCGTTTGGAGGTGCCGATGAGCAGCAGGTCGTCCATGTACCACAGTTGGTGCGTGATGAGCCGGCGGCGGGTGATCTCGCCGGTACGCCGGCTGATGCGTTCGATGGTCATGGCCGGCGATTCGATCCAGTGGTAGGCGTGGCTGAGGTAGTAGTTGGCGAGCCATTGGCTCAGGTAGCTGCCGATGTTGAGCCCGTTGCCGCCTTGGTATCGGTCGATGAGGTGGAACACGAGGCGCAGCAGGATCGGGTCGCCGACGTCGCGTGTGAGCATCGCCTTCAGGGTGGTGCGGTCGATGCTGGGATAGTATTTGCGCACGTCGAGCTTCACGAACCATTTCGAGCTGCGTTCGCGTGTCCATCGTTTGATCGCGCGACGGGCGTCGATGGTGCCGCGATTGGGGATGCTGGCGGTCTGCCATCGTCCCACCTTCGCGTCGAACAACGGCTGGAGGGCCATGACGGCCACATGGTCGTAGATTTGGTGGCGTACCGATTCGCGGCCGATGACGCGGTGCTTGCCGCTGATCGGTTCGATGCGGTTGAAGTACGTGATCCGGGTGTCGCGGTATCGGCCTTCGCGTATCTCGTCGCCGATCCGTTCGGCGAGCCGGTCGAGGTCTGGGTGGGTGTCGAGGAAGCGGGTCACGTCGCGGCGGGACCGTTTGCCCTTGAGGTAGTGGTCGATCGCCCTGCGGACGAACATGGGCGTGGCGCAGCGGGTGTGCTTGCAATGGGTTTTCAGAGCGTTTCCTATCTGGACTATGCCGGCGTTCGACGGTGCTGGATGGGTTCGGGTCTACTGGCCGGGTGCTCGGTTTGATTTTCGGCTGGGCCGTGGCTTGCCCTCTCACTGGCTGGCGTGGAGGGTAGTTGTGGCGCAATGATCGTGTTGACAGGATTGACCGGATATGCGGCCCCCGATGTTCCACCTGCGATTCGCGAGGTCGTTCGTGAGGTTCACGGCGAAGGCGCCGCAGGCAGCCCCGTTCCTGAGGTTGCCGAAGCGCTGCACCCAGCGCACGAACGTCGGAGGCGTACCGCCACAAATCCCAAAAGGCTGCGAAACGTCATGAGGGGGCTTTCGCCCCCTCGCTGCGCTTCACCCCCATCGCACTGCGGCTACGCCTTCGTGCGACCGAGCGCAGAAAGGCGGCCCCCGACGTCCCACCAGCGATTCGCGAGGTCGGCCGCGAGGTTCACGGCGAAGGCGCCGCAGGCAGCCCCGCTCCAGAGGGCGCCGAAGCGCCGCACCTGTCGGAGGCCCTGGGATGCTAGCGGGTTGGCGTATACGCCGTCGCATAGGCCGGTGGCGCTGGTGGCTCCGATGCCGGTGGGGATGAGCACGCCGTTGGACAGGGTGAAGTCCTCGGCATATCTCCACGAGTTGTCGATGGCTTTGGTGCGGGCCGGGAATTCGCCGATCTTGGTGTAGTTCGCCGTCGATGTCTTGCTGGCCTTGGTGATGTCGAACACGCGGTAGATGTCGAGTCGGCCCTTGTCGTCGCTTTCCTTGACGGCGTTGACGATGAGGTCGGCGTTGGTCTCGTAGATGCCGTTGAACAGTTCGATGCCCTGTAGGCGGATGGGTTGGTGGTTGGCGGCGAACGCGGCGGATGGGCGGCCGTCGGTGCCGAGCAGCTTGTCGGTGGCCCCGGTCTTCCACGGCATGCTGCTGACGAAGCATGCGGTGGTCGTGGTGATGGCGTCGCCGTCGAGGTTGAGGGCGGTGTTGTTGGCGTCGAGGTTGGTCTTGCTCAGGATGGTGCGGGCGCGGGCGGCGCTGTAGTTGCCGGCGCTGTTGCGTTCCTTGTCGGTGCCGATGTTGATGGTGCTGCCGATGTCGAAGTTGCCGGCGCTGCTGGTGGCGATGATGACGCGCTTGACGCCGGTTTCGGCCTTGGTGACGGCGGTCTGCGGCGTGTACTGCCAGCAGCCGCCGAGCACGTCCGAGTTTTTGGTGGCGTATTTGAGCATGAGCATGAGCTGGATGTAGAAGTTGTCGCCGGCGCAGCGGCCGGCGTAGCCCTTGCCTTTTTTGAGCGCGTAGTCGATGGCTCGGTTCTGGGAGCCGAATTCTCGGTCGATCTCCTTGCCGCTGACGGACAGGGGGCGTTGCTGGGAGTCGAGGGAGACGGCGTATTTCGCGAACAACAGGCATGGCCGTTTGCTGCCGTCGGGCAGCAGCACGCCGGGCAATGGCGCATAGCCGTCGTACTGGGTGTCGCTGTACAGGAATTCGTTGTGGGTGCTCGTGCTGTCGAGCTTGTAGTATCCGGGGCATGTCATGACGTACACGTCGCCGTTGCTGCCGTCGCGTTTGAAGCGGGTGTCGATGCCGTCGATGGCGGTGACGTGGGGCACGCCGTCGTCGTCCACGGTGGCGTTCACGTCCCACACGCGGAAGGCGTTCAGGGGCACGTAGTCGTCGCGGCCGGCCTTGTCGTTGGTGCTGATCTCGATGTCCAGGTTGGCGTTGTCTCGGGTCTTCACGCCCGTTGGCGTGTTGCTGTACGTGTATTTGGGGAATTTCACGCCGTACACCTTGCCGTCCTTGTGGGCGGCGAAGTAGCTGGCGATGTTGCCGTATTCGCCCTTGGTGCCGTCGTACTCGAAGCGCACGCCCTTGGCGGCGTTGGCGTGCACCTTGGCGATGAGCTGGGCGGTGTCGGCGAGGGTCATGACCTTCTGCGTGTTCGCCATGATGGCTCCTTCCTGTTTATCGGTTGATGATGTCGAGCGCCCAGTCGATGTCGGACTGGGTGAGCGGCGGGATCGTTTCGGCGTCGGACAATGCCGGCGCGATCACGGTGTCGTACTGGGCGTCTATGTCGGCTTGGGTCGCGAAGACCACGCCTGCGGCCGCACTGGCGGCGATCTTGGCCTTGCAGTCGTCGGAGAGCTGCCGGTATTCGATCACGCTGGTGCGTGCCGCGTCGGCCGCGTCCTTGGCCTCGCCGGCCGCGCTGACGGCCTTGTTGATGGCCGTGGTCGCGTCGTCGATGAGCTTGTCGAGCACGCCCATCTGATCCTGCGCGTCGGGCGCGGTCGCGTCGAACACGGCTCGTTCGACGATGCCGTGGAAGTTGCGCGAACAGGTCCTCGTGCCGTTGACGCTGACCTCGATGCCCATGAGGATCGCGCCGGCGCGCTGCAACGCCTTGCGCGGCACGGCGACGCGGTACGTGGCCGTGGGGGTGCCGAACACTGCCGGCATGCTCACGCGGTCGCCCAGCCCGCTGCCGGGCGTGGTGTTGTAGGCGAGCGCGCAGGTGATGCCGGTGGTGTCGGTGATGGGGGTGCCGTTGTCGGTGAGTTCGACGGTGATGGTGCGGCCGTTGATGTCGCCGGCGTTGAGGCGCACGTCCGGCACGTAGTCGTTGGCGAAGTCGAGTTTGAGTGGGTCGCCGCTTGCGGTGCGGAATGCGTCAAGCGTTGCCATTGCCGTCGTCCTTGTTTTCGAGCTGGCTGCGGAGTTCGGCTATCTGCGCGTCCTTGATGTCGCACATGGCGGCGAGTGTGGCGATCTGCCGGTTCGCGTCGGCGAGTTGTTCGGAGAGCTTCTGCGATACGAGTCGGTCGAAGCTGACGTACTGCTGGTCATCGTTCATTTTTCTACTACCTTTCATCTGGTTATTGGTTGCGGCATGAGGCTTGCGTAGAAGCTTTCCTCGGCGTTGTCGATGGCATTGGCAACCGTCTTGTCTGAGAGCAGGTCGGAAAGCGCCTGTGCGTCAACGCAGGACGTGTCTATGCCGGTTCCGGCGTCTGAGTCTTCGAGGGCGTATGTCGATACCGATTGCGCCTGTTGCGGGATGGTTGGTAGGTGCATGCCTTTTCTGGTGTCGTTGCGGGCTACAGTCAGCGGATCGTTCTGGACGGTTCCGTCATCGGCGAGCATTGACATGTCCGCCGCACTGTCGTTCAGCGCCGCTTCGAGCGCTTCATAGGCCTCCGTCCAGACCCCCCTGCCGGTTGACGGATCGTATCGCGTCGTGTCCTCGACGCCTTGCATTATCGCGGCGACTGCTTCGGCTGTGGATCCAAGTCCGAGCAGTGCCGTCCAGGATGCAATGGTTCCTGGGGAGAACACGAATTGCTGGTATCCGTTGACGGGTTCGTCACAGTTGACGATGATGTTCCCGTCGCTCATGGTCATGGTTTGTCTCATGTTTGGCTTTCCTTATTTGACGAGCCATCCGAAGGTGTCGCAATACATGTCGACCGTACATGGGTTTCGGTCGGCGTTGTACATTAGGATGTCCCATCCGGATTGTCCTCCGGTGTTTTTGACGTGCATGATGATGCCGCCCCATTCTCCGTCCGCGTTTGCGACGGCGTAGTATCTGCCGTATTTTGCCGGCGATGACGCGGTGAAGTGCACGTTCACGGCCGCGCCGACCGATATTGCCCCGCCGTTCGGCATCCATGCCTTCCATGCCGCGTCACCAATGAACGTGTGACGGTTCGTATAACCCCCGAGGAAGCCCCCTAGGTAGAGGTATCCTGTGTTGATGTCCGCCTTCACTCCGACGACGCCGTTTGGATCCCATGCCGCAAGTTCCGAATACGTGTCCATCGCGTTTGTGTCTGGAGAGGCCGAAGACACCAGTCGTGCGCCGGAGCTTTTCGCGTCATTTGACGACAGGCTGTAGTCGCGCATGACGAGTGCCTGGAAGACACCTCGCATCTTGGCGTTGTCGGTTTTCGTGCTGCCGACTCGTACGAAGGCGCCTGGATCTGTGTTCGCGCGACGGCCGCCGTTGAAGGTGAGCGTCGAGATCTCGCCCAGTTCGGAATTCGTGGACTCGGCGGCGATGTATGGCTGCTGCGCCGCCGTGGTCGCGTGGATGAACGAGATGCCGGCGCCGGTGACGTCGGCGGTTCCGCCGACTGGTGACTGCTTGAAGCTCGGGCTCATCCACAGTCGTGAGCCGGACGTGCCAGTCTGGAAGGTGCCGGTGAGCGTGTTATGGCTGCCGTTGCCGTCGAGATGAACCGTTTCGACTCCGTTCGCGTCGCTCATGCTGAAGATTCCGGAGTCGAGGTTCCAGTAGCTTCTCGCTCCGCTGATGATGCCGGACCGCAGGTATGTGGCATTGACGTACAGCAGGTTGTTGCTCATGTAGAGGCCTTGGAGTTTGCCTCCGTCGGTGAGCTTGTTGAAGATGTACTGCTGTGTGAGCGCCTTTTCGAACGTGTTCACATGGCTCGTGGCCGTGTTGTCGGCATACGATTTGGCGGCTTCGAGCGTGCTGGTGTCGCCGTCGGCTGCCGCCTTCTTGGCGGCTTCGAGGGCCGCGTTCGCCTTGTTCGTCGCGTCCGTGGAAGCGGCTTTCTTGGCGTTGGCTTCCGCGCTGTTCGCCTTCTTGGTAGCATCGGCGGCCGCAGCGGATTGCGCGGCGTTTGCTTTGCTTGCGGCGTCGGCCTTGGCTGAGGTGAGCGTGTCCGTTCCGATGCCGTCGGCGTACTTCTTGGCCGCCGCCTCGGCTTCGGAGGTGAGCCGCTGCGCCGCCGTGGTGGTGGCGAGGTCGCTCGCCTTGTTGCCGGCAATGGTACTGGTTCCGGCCAGTCGGAATTCGCCGGTGGTCATGTCCCAGTACTGCAAGCCCTTCTTGTCGGTCAGGATGCCCGCCTTGACGAGGTTCGCGTCCAGGACGCCGGACTTGACGTAGGACGCGTTGGCATACAGGTTGCCGTTCTGCATGAACAGGCCTTGGATCTTGCCGTAGTTCGTGAGCCGGTCGAACACGCTCTTCTGCCCAAGGGACTCGTCCAAGGCGTCCACGTACGCCTGCGCCGCCTTCTTGGCGGCTTCGAGGGCCGCGTTCGCCTTGTTCGTCGCGTCCGTCGAGGCGGACGCGAGCGCGTTCTTTCGGGCCTCTTCGGCTTTCGCCTGCGCGTAGTCCTTGGCAGCGGCGAGGTTGTCGAGGTCGGTCTGGTCGGACTCACGCTTCATCTGGTCGGCGTACTTCTTCGCTGCGGCGAGCGCTGCCGACGATGAGTCTCCGGCGATCGCGTCGACCGTTTTTCCTCCGACCGTCGTCCGTGCGGAGAGTTTGAAGTCGCCGGTGTCGAGGTTCCAGCTGTTGTAGCCTGCGGCATCGGAGAGCAGGCCGGTGTAGATCGCGTCGGCGAAGATGCCCTTGCCGTTGGCGAGCGATCGGAAGTCCCAGTCTCCGTTTGCTTTCCTGTGGTCGGCGATGCGCCAGTAGCCGCCGCCGATGTGGATGCATTGGGTGGGGTTCTGGTCTTCGGGCTTGTCGTACACGTAGATGCCTTGGCCGGGTTTGAGGTACGTGTATCCGCCGGTGGCGTTCATGATCTGGTTGATACGGTCGATGAGGTCCTTCATGTACGGGCCGGTGCCGCCGGCGGCGCTGTTCCATGCGCCGGAGTTGGAGACGAGTTTGTCGAGCGCCTGCTGTTGGGCGGCGAGGCGCTGCGTGTAGGATTGCCGGATGTTGCCGAGGGTGATCTTGGTGTCGGCGAGGCTGCCGGCAAGGTCTTCCTCGATCTGGAGGATGCGGCCGACGAGGCGCAATGGTGCGGCGAAGCTGGTGTCGATGATCTGCACGCTGTCGCCGACGTCCGTGCCTTCCGCGCTGAGGCCGGCTTGTCCGAGGGCGGTCACGTCGGCCGTGTAGGAGACGACGGGCGTGGCGCGGGTCTTGAGCGCCGCTTTGGTGAGGTTTAGGAGTTCCTGGGGGTCTTCGCAGTCCGGGAAGTCCACGCTTGCCTCGCTGTGGTGTCTGGTGCCGTCGGGGCCGGGTATGCCCCAGTTGGCGAGCGCTTGGTCGTCTTGGACGTAGGGTTTGCCGTTGTTGACGTCGGCGAAGCTGATTTTGCGGCTGTATCCGCCGGTGGCCTCGCCTTGGTCGTTGGTTTGTTCGATGCCTTTGCCCCACCCGTAGAGGCGGGTGATGACGTCGCCGCTGTCGATGTCGCGTTTGATTTGGGTGAGGTCTTTGCCGTATTCGAAGCGTTTCGTGGTGTTGGCGGAGCCTCGGTGTTCGACGAGGTGGATGATGCGCCGGCCGATCCGGTTGCCGGTCGGGTCGGGCTGGACTTCGGTCTGGACTTCGAGCCCGTAGGTGTCGGCGGTCTTCTGGACGGCTTCGAGGACGGTGCAGTGGTAGAAGCTGAGGTCGGCCGTGCCGGTGAGGGTGCCGGTCTCGACGGTGCCGACCGCCCACCGGGTGCCTTCCAATGCCTTGGCGAGGCAGGCTTTGGCGTTCGCGTTGCGGTTGCGTTTGTCCTCGATATAGGTGCGCGAGAGTTCGGCGATGCTGCCGGTGCAGTAGGCGACGGTGACGGGCATGCCTGCGGCGCGGGCGGTCTGGGTGGACTGGCACAGGTATTCCGCCCAACGGCCCATCGAGTCCTTGAACACGATGCGTTCGTCCTTGTTGATCTCGCCGATGGTGGTGATGTCGAGGGTGTCGGTGCCGTCGGTGGCTCTGGTGCGGATGGCTTTGATGGCGTATGGGAGGTCGCCGAGCGGGTTGCCCCAGCGGTCGAAGATCATGTAACGCATGGTCGTGTCTCCTAGATGAGGGTGAGCGGCCGGTAGGTGAGGATGCCGGCGCAGCCGGTGAGGGCGAGCGTGTGCACGCCGGGCGGCAGGGGGAAGTAGTCGGATTCGAGGGTCGGAGCCATGAGGTTGCCGTTGACGCGCAGCTCCCGGTGGTCGGGGTCGGTGATGATGCTGATTCGTCCGGTGATGGCGGTGGTGGACGCGACGGCGAGGGTGTGGCCGTGCGCGTCCTTGATGCTGACGGTCTTGGCGTTGGCGGCGGGGGTGAGCGTCCATGTGGGCCAGCATGGCCGGTTGCCTTTGACGTGGATCGTGTTCGCGCCCGTTTTGAGCGCGATGGATCGGCCGCGGCCGATCAGGTAGGGGTGGGCGTCGATGCTCACGGTGACGAGCGTGGCGATCTGGCGGGGGCCGGCCCATTTGTCCGCCCATGCGCCGAGGCTCATGCGGCCTCGGTATTCGCCGGGCAGGCTGCGCCATGAGAGCGTGACGATGGTGCCGGCGAGGGCGGCGAGGCGGGTTTTGGCGGCGAGGATGTCGTCTTCGCCGCCGATCGCGTACAGGTTGAGCGTGATGGCGCGGTTGCCCATGTACGCGGCCCCGGTGGGGTCTTCGAGGGTGAGGTCGAGTTGTCCGTCGCGGCCGGGCATGTCCTGCATGCTCAAGGTCGGTTTGGCGGCGTCGATGGTCACGCCGTCGGAGGATAGGGACAGCATCATGCGTTCCAGCGGGACGCCGTTGAGCGTGGGGTCTTCGACATGCGGCAGGCGCATGCGTCGCTGGTAGAGCATGATGCTGTCCTCTCTGGTTTTAACGGCCTCTCATGGCGAGGTAGTTGAGTTCGTAGCTCATGGGTTTGGCGAGCTTGCCGGCCATGACCTCGCCGCCTCGGTCGGACAGGTTGAGCGTGATGCCGCTGCTGAGCGCCTGATCGATGGCGTCGATGATGTCCTGTTTGGTCGCGTATTCGCCTTGGCTGCTGTCGATCGCGTAGGCCATCCGGCCGCCCGTGATGCGGGTCTGGTAGGCGTATGGGGTTTCGAGCATGCTGGTGTCGGTCTTCAGGCTCACGGTGGGGATCATGTCGGTCAGACCGTCGATGCTGTCCTCGACGAGGCCGCTGGCCTTGTCGATGCCCTGGGCCATGCCGGCGGGTATCCATTTGCCGACCTCGTCGCGGAAGATGCGTGACGGGCTGTGGATGCCGAGCACGCTCTTGGCCCAGCCGACGAGGCTGCTGCCGAGGTTGCTGATCGTGTTCCTGACCCACTGGAACGCGCCGCCGATGCCGTTGATGAGGCCGCTGATGACCTGACGGCCCGTGTCGTACAGCCATTGGCCCGCACCGCTGACCGCGCCGAGCACGGTGTCGCGGATGCGGCCGACGGTGTTCGACACGGATTGGATGCCGTTGGACACGGCCGACGTGATCCCGTGCCAGATGTTTCCCAGGAACGAGCTGACGCTGTTCCATACGCTCGTCCATACGCCGCTGATGGCGTTCAGGACGGTCGAGATGGTGTTGCGCACATTCTGGATGCATGTGGACACCACGCCGCTGATCGCGTTCCAGATGGCGGATGCGACGGACCTGACCGCGTTCCAGACGCTCGTCCATACGCCGCTGATGGCGTTGAGGACGTTGCCGATCGTGTTCCTGATGCCGTTGATGATCGGCGTGAAGAACGCGACGATCCTGTTCCAGACATCCGTGAAGAACTGGCTTACGGCCGTCCATACGCTCGTCCAGATGCTTTTGATTCCGTCGAGGATGTTCGACAGGAACGCTTTGATGCCGTCCCATGTGGTCGTGAAGAACGATTTGATCGCGTCCCATGCGCCCTGCCAGTCTCCCTTGAGCAGGTCGAGGAACACGACGATGACGGTGCGGATCGCGTTCACCACGGTCGAGATGTAGCCGCTTATCAGCGTGAAGATCGTGTTGACGACGTTGTAGATCGCCGTCCATACGGTGCTCCATACGGTGTTCGTGCTGTTCATCTGCTGGGTGATGAACGAGAGTATCCAGCCGAACACGGTGTCGATGCCGTTCTGGATCGCCTGCAACGGGGCGACGATGAGCGCGCCGATGACGGTGAACACGTTGACGATGAAGTCCCGGACGCTGGTGAAGATCGTCGTGGCGGTCGTGCTGATGCCGGTCCACACGCCGGACAGGAACGTGGTGATCGACGTCCACGCGCCGGTGACGCCGCCGCTGATCGTCTGCCATAGGCCTGCAAAGAAGCCGGCGATGCCGTCCCATGCGGATTGCACGCCGCCTGTGATCGTCGCCCATAGGTCGGCGAGGAATTCGCCGAGCCCGTTCCATATCGCCTTAGCGCCCTCCACGAGCGCGGCCCATGTCTCGGACAGCCATGAGGTGAACGCGGCCCACGCCTTGCGGCCGACCTCGGTCTGGGTGAAGAACCAGACGAGCGCGGCGACCACCGTGGCGAAGATCGTGACCCAGAATCCGACGGGATTCGCCTTGAGGACGGCGTTGAAGGCCCGTTGGATGGCGGTGCCGGCGCTCGTCACGGCGTTCCATGCGAGTTGCGCGTTCTGCGCGATCTTGGTGGATGCGGCTATCTTCTGGATGCGGCCGGAGATGCCGCCTATGCCGTTGACGAGGTCGGTGACGCCGTTGGCGGCGTTCTTGACCTTCACGGCGGCGTTGAAGATGCCGTCGAGCCCGCCGGCGACCGCCGTGATGCCCGCCGTGGCCGTTTTGAAGCCGAGGAACGCGGCGACGGCCGGTATGAGCACGGGCGCGAGCTTGCCGGCGTTGCCGACGATGAGGTTCAACGTGTCGGCGATGAGTTTTATGGCGGTCGCGACCCCGTCGGGCGGCATGAGTTTCACCCAGTCGATGACCATGTTGACGACGCCCATGATCGCGTCCCGAATGGTGTCCCACGCGGATTTGAACGCGGTGATCGCGCCGTTTTCCTCCAGTTTGGAGTAGAGGCGCTGGAACCAGCCGATGAGCCCTTCGATGCCTGCCTGGACGACGGGCACGGCGTTGGTGACTCCGTCTGCGATCCAGCTCATGCCGCCGGTGATGGCGGGTTTGACGCTGTCGAGCACGCTCGCGCCGAGCTTGACGAACGCGGCTTCGAGGTTGCCGGTGGCTCCTTCGATGGTGCTGGCGGATGTGGCGGCTTCCACGGCGGCGTCGGTGAAGCCGAGCGACATGATCGCGTCGTTGAATTCCTGCGCGGTGATCTGCCCGTCGGCCATCGCGTCGCGGAAGTTGCCGGTGTAGGCTCCGGCCTCCTTGAGTGCCTGTTGGATTTTGCCGCTCGCGCCTGGGATCGCGTCCGAGAGCTGGTTCCAGTTCTCGGTCGTGAGTTTTCCCTGGCCGGCGGTCTGGGTCAGCACCATCGCCACGGACTTGAAGGTGTCGGCGGAGCCGCCGGCGACGGCGTTGAGGTTGCCTGCGGCTTCGGCGAGCTTGTCGTAGTTGGGCACGCCGTTGGCGGCCAATTGGGCGGTGGTGTTGCGGATGTCGTTGAGGTCGTAGACGGTCTTGTCGGCGTAGTCCTGCGTGCTGGCGGTGAGTCGTTTGATCTGCTGTTCGCTGACGCCGGCGAAGTTCAGTGTGCTGGCGAACTTCTGGGCGCTGTCGGAGGCGCTGGTGATCTCGCCGGACAGGCCCATGAACGCTTCGATGGCCTTGCCCGCGACGCTTTGCGCGATGCCGGTGATGACGCCGAGTTTCGCGCCGAAGCCGCCGGCGAAGCCGTTGCCGGCTTTGATGCCGGCGGTGTTGCCGGCGGTTTCCGATGCGCTGCCGAACGCCGATTCGATGGCCTTGCCGACGCCCTTCATGCTGGGCACGATCTGTACGAACGCGGTGGCGATCTCGATTGCCATGCTATGCCTCCCTGATGGTGGTGCGCGGTGCGGCCAGGTATGCGGCTAGTTGTTCGTCGTCCATCGCCATGACCTCGACGCCCGTGGCTTCATGCCGGACGGTGCCGGGGCGTTGGAGTTGTCCGCGCCAGCGCGCGCCCTTGCGTGAGGCTTCCTTGGTTTTCGTCCAGGCGAGGAACGCGAGGCTGTCGCGGATGTCGGCGAGGAGGTAGGTTTGGTCGTCCCATGCGAGGCGCGGGTTGAGTTTTTGCCAGATGATGGACTGGCGGGGGAGGTTGGCGGCCAGTGCGGCCGCCCGGTTGGCGGGCAGTTCGCCCGTCCATATGAGGTCGGTGTTGAGCCCATAGAAACGCTGGAAGTCCGCTTCGAGCGCGTCGGGTGCCGTGGCGAGCATTCCTATGAGCGTCAGGAGTTTGGGGCGACCTGTTCGAGGAGCTGGGCGATGAATTCGCTGACCTTGTCGATGCTCACGCGCCCGGTGTCGGGGTCGCGCAATGCGTCCTTCATGGCCGTGTACTGGTCGCCGCACAGCTTCTTGAGGAAGGGGACGATGGCGAACGCGCCGGCACCGTCGCCGGACTGGGCGGTTTGGAGGTCGTAGAGGTATTCGACCATGTCGAGGTCGTCGAAGATCGCGGGGCTGACGGCGAGGGTGACGCCCATGGCCTCGACGGTCTTGGGCTGGTTTTTCGGGGTTTTGTGGTCCTGCGGCTGCTTGGCTGCCATATGCGTGTCCTTTCAGAGGGGTGCGCCCGCCGGATGGCGGGCGCGGGGTGGGATCACTTGCTGAGCGAGGCGGTGGCGACTTTGGCGATGTATTCGACGCTGGTGGCTCCGTTGATGAGGTCGCTCGGGTTGGCGCTCATGGTCACGCCGTAGCCGATGGCGTCGCCGGCGCTGTAGGTGGTGTCGTCGAATTCGGTGATGGTGCCGTCGGCGACGACGATGCGCTTGACGCGGCGGCCGGTCATGGCGATCTCGAACACGAGCACGAGGCTTTCGCCGGACGGGATGGCGTGGTAGACGGTGAGCTTGTCCGCTGTGCCGGTGACGTTCGCGGTGCCGAAGCGCAGTTTGAGGCTGGCTTCGTTGGTTTCGATCATGTTGAACTGCCATGTCTCGCCGTAGCCGCTGATCTCGGACAGCACCTTGATGCCGCCCATCTCGTTGATGTCGGTGGTGTCGGTGTCGGTGGCGTTGGTGACGCCGTCCTCCGACAGGTAGCCGACGCAGGTGTATGCTGCCGGCAGGGCTGTGGTGGCGTCGGTCGGCAGGGCGGTGCCGGCGGGCGCGTAGTAGAGGCAGCCGGTCTTCTTGGGCTTGCCGAGGCTGACGTTTTCCTTGTTGTTGTGGTTGGTTTCGGCCATGATGGTGCCTTTCGGATGGTGCGGCGTCGTCTTATTGGGTGGCGGCGTCGAGGCTTATGGTGATCTGGTATCGGGGCTGGGGCGGCGGGCCGGGGTCAGGGAAGTCGATGACGCTTTCCACGCTGACGGCGGCGATGGGGTCGAGCAGGTCGAGGTCGAGCAGTCGGGGCAGCACTTGGCCCGTGGCGAGCTGGGCGGCTTGCCATCGGCTTTCCGCCCATGCCTGCACGGCGATGGTGGGATGGCTGCTGTATTCGAGTTCCCGGCCTCCTACCCGTTCGATGGTCACGAACCGTTGCGGGCGGTCTGCGGGCACTTCGAGGTAGGCGGTCAGGCCGTCGCCGTCGGGGTCGGCGTCGATCCAGTCCTTGACTGTTTTTTCGAGGTTGAGTCTCATTGCTGTTTCACCGACTTGAGCAGCGTGTTGTGTTTCGCATTGTCCTCCATCGCCTTCACGTTGCCTTCGGAGCCGTGCCCGGTCGTGGCGAGCGCGACGCTGCCTTTGGGGGTGCTGACATGGGTTGCGGCCTCGTAGGTCGCGCCTTCGACCTGTGCCATGCTGTTGGCACGGGCGGCGATGAGCGCGGCCTGTTGGTCGATGGTCTGCTGGATGGGTGCGGATTGGCGTACCGCACGGAAGCCGGCGAGGTTGAGTTTGACCTTTGCCATGCGTTGCTCTCCTAGCCTCTGGTGTCGGCGAGTTCGACGGTGAGGTTCCAGCGGGTCGGGGTCATGCCGCCCGTGTAGGGGCGGGGGTCTCCGATCACGGTGTATTCGACGCCGTCGATTCTCGCCTTGGCCCCGCGCAGGCTCCGGTAGGGCCATGCGCGGGGCATGTGGATGGTTTTGGCGGTGCGGATGCCGTCGGGGCGGATGCCGTCGGTGGAGTTCGACTGGCTGCCGTCCTGTATGAGCACGTCGTCCACCTGTTCCTCGCGGGTGTTCCAGATGATTCCGCCGCCGGGGTCCTCGCCGGCTTTGACGCGGTGGATGAGGGTGATGGTCTCGCCTCTCATGCCGCGCCTCCGGCCATGTCGTAGGCCCATGCCTCGCCGTCGCCGCCCAAGGCTTCCTTCTCGCTCGTGGTGAGGTAGAGGTCGCCGGCGGGGTTGGCGTAGCTCAGGCTTTCGCTGTAGCTGCCGGCCGTCTGGGTGGATTGGGTGACGCCCGACATGTCGGGGCCGGCCTGCATGGCTCGTTTGACGGCCATGCAGGCGATGCGATTCAACGTGGCGGGCTTGGCGGCGGGCCAGCGCGGGCAGGTGGTGCGGATCAAGTCGGATGCGTCCGCGAGCAGCGCTTCGGCGCGGTTGTATTCCTCGCCGGTGAGCGCGTGCCAGCGTGCTTCGAGGTCTCCGACCTGCGCGAACGGCTTCTCGTCGTCCGTTTCGTCCTCTCCCCCGCCGGCCTGCGTCACGGTTGTGCCGTCGGACAGGTTGAGCGGGGTGCTGGGGTATCCGTCCATGCGGGGTCTCCTTAGGCGAGCAGGCCGGCGGCCTTGAGCTTGGTCAGCGTGGAGTTGACCTTCGCGACGATGGCCGCCGAGTCGGCGGATGCGGCGAGCTGCGCTTCGGCCGCCTGCTGGAGCACGCCGCCGCGCGCGCCGGCGGTCGGCGCGGGCGGGGCGAACGTGGCGGGCTTGCCGGCGATGGCCGACCATGCGATGGTTGCGACGCCTTCCGCGAACGGGGTGCCGTCGGGCTTGACCAGACGCACGGGAATGGACAGGCCGGTCTCGTCGGCCTCGTCGTGTTCCTGTACTACGAGCGTCTGGGTGAGGGGCGCGGCCATCACTTGCTCGCCTTGACGGAGGATGTGGACTTCTTGAGCACGGCGATGCCCTTGGGGTCGAGGATCGCGTAGGAGTACATGGCCTCAGTGCGGTAGGCGATCTGGTTGACGCCCTTGAGGTCCTTGCCGGTGTTGTCGGGGTCGCCGTATTCGATGATCTCGCTCCAGATGTCGCGCACCATGCCCCACTTGATGAGGCGGAAGTCGCCGAGGAAGGCGAGGATGCCGGTCGCCGGGGTGACGAGCCGGCCGTTGACCGTGCCGGACGTGGCGGCCGGGATGCCGTCGAGGTTGCCGACCTGAAGGTTGATCGGGATCTCCGGGTAGAAGCGCTGGCCGGTGGAGGGAACGCGGATCTTGCGCAGCTCGTTCGCCATGGTCTTGGACAGGGCGATGCCGTTGATGTCGTACTCGTCGCTGACGGCCTCGGCGAGGCTGTCGATGTCGGCGACGCGATCGTCGGTGGCCGGCACGCTGACCGCGCTTTTGGCGAGCGCGTTGAAGCCTTCGAGGGTCGTTTTCTTCTTGGGGTCGAAGGCGTGGTAGACGACGTAGTCGAGGACGCGGCCCATCGCGGCGGCCTGGTCTGCCTGGATCTTGCTGATGATCTCCAGTTTGGCGTCGTCGTCGGCCCACTGGAGCTCGTTGCTGAGGCGGGTGGTGGTCTGCACCTTGAAGCGCTTGCCGACGACCGGGGTGAGGGTTTCCTCGTAGCTGGACTTCTGCGCGCCTTCGGCGACGACCTCGGCTTCGGAATTGCCGGTGAAGACCATGTAGTCCTTGTCGAGGAAGAGCTGGGGTTCGCTCGGGGACAGTGCGGCGATGGTGCTGGTGTCCTTGGCGCGCTTGGTGATGACGGTGGCTACTTCCTTGGGGAGCAGCACCTTGCTGGTGTCGAGTGCCATGATGATGGTTTCCTTTCGGATGGTTGGTGGCGGTTAGTCTTTGTTGCCGAAGAGGCTGCGCACGTATGCCTTGGCTCGTTCGTCGGCGGTTTGGCCGGCGGGGTGCTGTGCCGGGTTGGGCACGTTCGGCAGCTTCGGCGCTGGGTGCATGAGCGGTTTGAGGATGTCGGCGTGCGCCTGAATCTCCTCTAGGGTGCTGCCGCGCAATGCTTCGGCCGGGATGCCGGTCTTGGCTGATACCTGCGTCTTCCATTCGGCCTGCTGTTCCTTGGCCTTGTAGGCGGCGACCTGCGCTTCGAGTTCCTGCGTGCGCTTGGCGGCCTTCTCGGTCTCGCTCATTTGGGATTCCTTGAGCTTTTCCAGCTCGTCGGCGGCGGCCTTGTTGGCCTTGGCCTTCTTTTCCCAGTCGCGCGAGTGGCCGAGCGCTTCCTTGTATTTGGCTTCCCAGTCGGTCTCCTCGCCGTTGCCGTTCGGTTTGGCCGGCGGGGTGGGGTCGGTGGTGTCCGAACCGCCTTCGGCGGGCGGGGCGATGTATCGGATATGGGGGTGCTGGAGGTTGAGGAACATGGTTGTTCTCCTTGTGTTCGGGCCCTTTCCGGGCATTGAAAAAGCCACCCGTGCGGGTGGCTGAAAACTCTTGGCCCGGTTGGCGGGCATGAAAAAGCCCCGGCGGATGTCGGCCGGGGCTGGGATCAGTCGGCGAGCGCCAGTGCGATGAGGTTGCGGCTGGGCTGGTCGATGTGGTCTTTGGGTTTGTTGTGGTAGAGGCAGTGGAGCAGGTCGGCACGCAGCTCCGTGTCGGTTAGTGTGACGCCGGTGTCTTCGATGTTGAAGTAAGGGGTTTCGAAGCGTTCGGAGTAGTCGAGTAGGAGCAGGTCGGTGTTGTCGTTGTGGTGTTGGGTGAAGTATTCTTCTTCGCTCATGACAATGCCTCCTGAATCATGGTATTGAACATTTTAGCCGATTCGGGGAAGTAGTTGGCGATGAGCCGCCATGCTTCGGGGTTTGCCATCTGCGCGTCGAGCATTTCGGCGAACGCTTCGGTGGATTGGAGTTGTCCGCTTTGCCGGAAGTAGCCTTTGGGGTGGCCGACGCTGCCGTGGTAGTCGTCGCCTAGGGCGGCTTGGAGCATGTCTTCGACGTTGCGGTCGGTTTTTGCGGAGTTCGTCGCGATCTCTCGGGCGATGGCCTTCATGACGCTTTGTCGGCCGGCGGGCTTGTCTTCGGCCATGAGGGTTGCCTGTGTGGTGTCGAATATGCGTTGGGCGTCCCTTTTGAGCACGTCGTTGAACAGTTTGCCGTTGTGAGGGGCCCATGAGAACGAGTTCTTGTCGAGTAGCCAGTCGAGCATGTGGCCGCTTTCGTGGAAGAGGTTCTGCACTGGGCGGTGTGCGTTGTCTCCGGCCATGACGGTGTCGAGGTTGAGGTGGATGCCGCCGTCGGAGGGACTGAAGTAAGCGCCTTTGGGGAGCCGTGTTTCTTTGATGTCGTATTGGGCGGCGTATTTGGCCCAGAGCCTCGCCGCGTCTTTGTGCTCGGTTTTGTTGAGGAGCCGGTTGACGCGGCGGGTATACGCTTCGCCGAGTTGTTGTTCGAGTCTGCTGCCTCGCGGGATGCGCAGGTCTGGCGCGAATTCCGATCCGTCGGTGAACATGTCCGGCGATTCGCTGCGCATCCACGAGAGCACGGTGTTGGGATCGCTGCCGTCCCCGGCCGCTTTGGCGGCGTTCTTTGCCTGCTGGTATATGGCCTTGAGTTTGTCGGGGTCGTAGCCGTCGATCTCGGTCTCTCCCCACGAGGGGACGATCTTGCAGTCGCAGTCGTGGTGATACTTGTGCCACTTGCCGGCGGTGTCCTCGCTGGCATAGGCGAAGCCTCGGGACGCGAGCATGGCGCAGAACGCGCAGGTCTTGCCTTGGGGAACGCGGGCGTATTTGGGTTTGGTGGGGTCGTTCTGGGCGGTGAACCGTCCTGTGAGGCGTGCGGTCTCGTTGATGACGTCCTTGGCGAGGCGCGCCCAGTCGTCTTCGGTGTAGCCTCGCGTGTTGATGGCCCAGAGGTGATCCATGGTCAGTCCGGCTTTGCTTCGTCCGTTGATGACGTCGGTGAATTTCGCGCCGACGTGCATGGTGTTGTTGTAGCCGCCGACGATCTGCCAGAAGGCGCGGTCCGAGCTGACCTGCGCCTCCTTGTAGTCGGGCATGCTGATGCCGGCGGCTTCGGCCCATGCGGCTCGCACGTTCCTGTAATAGTCCTGTGCGATGAGGTTGGCCTTGCGCGCGTAGTCTTCCAGTTGGCGTCGGGCTTCGGTGGTGGGGTCATCGCCGAGGTAGAGGCTGTTGGGCACCATCGTCTTGGCTTCGATGATGAGGTCGGCGAGCTCGTCCTGATAGTCGTCCCACATGTCGTTGAGGTGCCCGTTGAACGCTTTACGCTGCGCCGGGCTGAGGTTGCTCAGCGGCAGGCTGTTGCTGTCCATTGGCTGCGGCCTCCTGCGTGTCGGTCTTGGCGGTGGCGATCTTGGCGCGTAGTTCGTCGATGGCGTTCTGCGTGCGCTGCTGTTTCTCGTAGGCGCGATGGGCGGCGATCTCGTCCCATGTCAGGCCGGCGCGGCTCAGGCCCACGTCGCTGTCGGCGAAGGCGGGGTTGGTGGACGCGACCTTCTGGTACCAGTCGGCGCGGGCGGCGTCGCTGGCTTCCTTGGTGGGTGCCCAGATCGGTCGCAGTTGGCGGATGTCGGCTTCGTCCGCGCCCTGGGCGGCGAGCGCCATGGCGAGGATGCTTTTGATGCTTTCGCCGAAGCGTTTGTTTTGCCGGTCGGCGGTGCGGGAGAGTTTGCGTTCGGCTTCGGCCATGGCTTCGGCGCTGGCGGGGTTGTCCATGGTGATGCCGAGGTCGTTGACGGGGATGTCGGTTTCGCTGCTGACCATGAGGGCGACGGTTTTGAGCATGTCGGAGTGTGGCTGCATCGAGGCCTGTGTGAGTTGGCGCAGTTCGGGTTTTTCGCCGTTGCGGCCGGCGGGGATGCCGTTGATGACGCTGACGATGCTGCCCCATGTGTCGGGGCTTACCTGTCCTTTGTTGGCTCCGAGGAACCAGATGCGTGGTGCCGCGTAGAATTCTGCGGTCGCTTCCATGCGCACGAGGGTGCGCAGTCCGAGGTCGGTGAGGGCCATGAGCGGGCGGGTGATGCGGCTGGAGCCGAGGGGTCGGTAGAGCTGCTGGTCGCTGACGATCGGCACGACGGTGGGGCGGTCGAAGCCGGTTTCGATGCGTTCGGCCTGCCATGTGCCGCCGTTGCGGCGGCACAGGTAGACCTTGCCTGGCAGCCATACGTCGAAGCGGGTGATGTAGCCGTCTTTGTCTTTGTCGCGGATGGTCATGGCTGCGCCGATCCTGTCGTTGCCCCAGTCCCATATGGCGCTGCTCCAGTCGGCGGCGCGGGGTGTGATCCGTATGTCGTCGTCGTCGCCGGAGATGGTCATGAAGCTGCATCCGTGCGTGTATGCGGACACGATGGCCTGCTGGATTTTCACGCCGAACGTGTTCGCCGCGACGAGGTCGTCTACCTGCGTCTGGAGGGTTTCGGGCGCGTCGATGCCTTCGAACACGGAAAGGTCGGCGAGCGCGCGGACGGCTTTGTTGGGCCAGCCGATCATTGGTTTGGCGAGGGCTTTCATGGCCGGCGGGATGCTGTAGGCGACGCCTTTGTAGTGGTAGTGGGCGAGGTAGTAGCTGGTGCGCAGGGTGTTGCGCGTGTAGTGGCGTCGCCATTGTTTGAGGAGTTCGTTGATGGTGGGCTGGTCGTCGGGGTCCACGCCGGCGATGGTGTTGGCGTAGGCGCTTTCGATGGCGAGCCAGCCGGCTTGTCCGCGCAGGATGGGGACGTCGTCGGTGTTCATGATTAGTACCATGCTTCCTGTTGTGCGGTGGGGTCTCTTCTGGTGGTCATGGCCCCGTGGAGGGCTAGGGTGACGGCGTTGAGCGGGCTGATGTCGGTGTCGTCGTCGGGTCGGTTCCAACCGAAGAGGCCGTTTTTGCCGATGGGGCGTGTGGTGGCTTTGGCGGCGGCTTGCCAGAGTGGTTGTTGGCCGTCTTCGGGCAGGTGGGTGAGGGTGCCGTCTCTGAGCATGTCCTGGAGGCGTCCGCAGGCGCGGCCCATGTCGGTGGCGGCGGTGACGGTGACGGTGACGCCGGCTTCGGCGAGGTCGGGCAGGAGCGCGGTGGCGGGGCTTTGCCCGTCGATGACGAGCGCGGCGGTTTGTTCCCAGACCTTGTCGATGAGGTTGACGGCCCACATGGTGCCGTCGTGGTTGGTGTCCCTGTATTCGGCGAGTTCGATGTGGGCGGTGCCGTCGTCGTAGCGCATGCATGCGCCGATGGTCAGGCGTGTGCGTGTGGGGTTCATGTCGATGCCGAAGCTCATGACGCCGCCTGGGCGGCGGGCGTCGATGGTGGCTTCCTCCCATTGGCGGCGGTCGATGGCGCGGCTGAGGGCGTGTTCGTCCCAGATGCCGAGGGCTTCGCGCCGGAAGTCGTCGCCGGTGAGGTTCTCCCACAGGTTGGCGATGGATTCGTCGCTGGTGTGGGCCGGGTAGCTGGGGTTGGCTTTCCTCCATTGTTCGCGGTCGAGGGGGTCGGCGTCGCGGTCGGCGGCGTATTCGACGTAGAGGGTGCTGTGGGTGCGGCCCGCGCGCGTTTTGTCCCTGAGGCGGGTGAACGCTTCGCCGTTGTCCCTTGGCCCGGGCGGGGTGCCCATGTAGATGGTCTGGGGGTTGTAGGCGCGGTTCTGGGTCGGCAGCATCGACGCCATCGCCGAGTCGGACAGGTGCTGGGCCTCGTCGATGACGAGCAGGGCGATCTTCTTGACGCCTCGCAATGCGCCGCGTTCGCGGGCGCGGAAGAAGATACGGCTGCCGTTGCGGAAGCGTATCTCCTCTTTGCCGGCGGCGAGGCTGATGCCGTGGTCGGGGTCCACGAGGCCGCTCATCTCCGGCCTGAGCACGATCGCGCACAGGCTTTCGAACGTGTCCTTGATGACGCTGAAGTGCTGCGCCGTCCACACGATGCGCATGCCGGGGGTTCGGGCGGCGCGGTGGATCGCGACCCAGCCGATGTCGTAGGTCTTGCCGGTCTGGCGCGGGATCGACAGCACGGCGTTGCGGGCGCTCCAGAAGCCGTCGGCGCTTTTCGCGAGGATGATCCGGTTGATCTGCCGCTGCCAGACGTCGAACCGGTCGCCAGCCGCCGCGGCGAGCCTGTTGAGGCTCGGCTCGCCGCTGGTGTACAAATCGTCGGGGATGATCTGGCAGGCCGCCCCGTCAATCCTCGTGCTCATCCAATCGTATGTCCTCCGTGTCCAGGGCCTGCATGGCCGGATCATGCTCGTTCGACGCCTTGTCGATCGCCTCGATCTCGGCGCTCATGTCCGCCAAGCGTTTCGTCAGGCTGGCGAGGTCGCGTGAGCTTATCGACCCTTCGTCGAGCTTTTCGGCGATCAGGTTGCGCATCGCCACCAGGAGGCGGCGACGATCACCGGAAGCGGCGGCATTGCTGACCCTATGGGACTTCGACGCGCTCTTCGACCTGGTGGTTTTCGACGTTCTGGCGACCATGACGGCTCCTTGCCAAGTGTGGAAAAAAGTCCGGGGGAAAAACGGCCCTTTGCCCGTGGTGGCCGTGAGGTGGCCGGGCAGGGTCTACTCCCTACCCCCGAACCAGTCCGAGCAGCGGATCGGCCCGGCCGAGACCTGTGCGGCGCGCTGCGGCGCTTTGCCTTGCGTGATGAGGTGGGCGACGCGCTCGCGTGCCCATGCCAGACTGTGCGTGCCCTTGATGGCGTTGCACCATCGGTGCGCCGGCCCGCTGTTGTCGTGCGTCAGGGTGCCGCCTCGCGCCAAGGGTATCGTCTCGTCGATCACGAAGCTGTACGGGTCGGGCGAACGCAGCGTGTAGTCGATGGGCCGATAGCAGATGTAGCAGTCGGCTTGCATGTGCCGCCATCGCTGCTGCTCCAGCCTGCGCCTGTGCCCGTTGCGTTTGCGCGGGTTGCTCACCTGAGCCTCGGTTTCGCGGTGCATTGGCTGACCTCGACGCCGGCCCTGAACACGATCTCGTCGGCGATCAACGGCACCCACACGATGCCCAGCTCGTCGCGCCCCACCTCCGGGTAGGGCTGCCGGTCGGCCAATGGGTAAGGGAAGATCAAGCCGTCCACGAGCACACGCCCCCTGCGGGCGTCCACTTCGATGCGCTTGGGACACAACGCCATGACACGCCTCCAATCGAACGCTTGTACGGATCGACAGACTGCGCTCGCCGGCGGGAAGAAGAGGAAAGAACCGGCGGCGAGGCGTCTGTCTGTGGTGGTTTCTCGGGTGCCGCATACGCTGGTTGTGCACGGTGCCGGCGGCGGCTGGCGGATGGTGCGGGATTCGAACCCGCGAAGCATGAGGCTATCATGCTTGCCCGCTTAGCAAGCGGGTGCCTTCGGCCGCTCGGCCAACCATCCAGCGGGAACAAAAAAGCCCCGCCGGCATGGGCAGGGCTTTCTCGATACTCCGATTACACGCGACAGCGTAACACGGAACCGGGTCAGGGGTCAAGCGTCGTCGTGGTCGCGTTCGTCCTTGGCCTGGGCGCACGCCAAGAGCTCCAGCACATTCCACGCCCAATAGTGGCCCTCGATGTGTCTCGTGCCGGGCATTTTGCCGCGTGCGCGCCAGTTCTTCAGGTCGTTGCCGCTCACGTTGACGCCGGTGTTGGCCCTGATCCAGCGGGCGGCGTCGGCCTGGGTGCGGGTGATGTGCATGAGGCCCGCGCTGCGCAGGTATTCGAGCCTGATGCGCCGCAAGTCGAGCCATGCGCCGCATGCGGGGCATATCGCATACCGTGCGTCTCGGGCGGCGTAGATGGGCGTGCGCACCGGCTCCCCCTGCTCGTCGCGACCGTTGAGACAGTCGGGGCATACGCCGACGAGCCGTTTCTCCGCACTGTGCGACGTGGCCGCGTCCACCCGTTCCGCAAGACGCAGGGTGTCCGCGTACAGGCCGGAGGCGTCTTCGAGCCGGGCGAGGTCGCGCATGCGGCGCAGCAGCAGGCGGATGAGGTCGGCCCATTGCATGAGGGTGCGCGCCCGCTCGTATCGGTCATATCCGAGCGGCTTGATGCCGAGCCGGCCGCCCATGAGCTGCAAGTGCACCTCCACCGCGTTGAACAGGGCTTGGGCGGTCTCGTTGACCGGCGGGGCCGCATACGCCGTGTTGCCGTGACGAGGAGAGCGCTCGCGGGTGGTGGCTTGTTTGTAGGCGATCTGCTGGAGGGCTGGCATGCCGGCCCTCAGGAGCCATGCGAGGCGTCGCGCCCAGTCTCGGGCGCATGCCTCGCAGATGGTGGCCTCGGCCGGTTTGCCGCAGATGACGCAGTTGTGTTCCATATCCCCCGCCCTTGTCGGTGCTAGACTTGCCTTTTGGACAATGCAATGCCTCTGCCGCAAGGTGGGGGCTTTTTATTTGCCTCGCCGCCGTTCCCGGCATGGCGGATTGGCCGGGGGCGGCTTGATTTCAACGATTTTTTAACTTTCCCGTCTATTGTCGCTGATGCCGGCGGGTTTCGGCGGCGCGTACCGTGGTTCGAGGAATTCGGGGCGTTTCGGCTGTGGTGGCGCGGGGTGGGCTTGCAGGATGACGGCCTTCACCTCGTCGATGGGGACGCGCAGGGATTGCGCGGTCTCTTCCGGCGGCACGCCCTTGCCATGCCATTCCACGATGATCTTCCTGACGCCTTCGGTGACTTTCATCCCCTCGCCTCCTGCCGGTCGAGCCGTTCGCATGCGGAGTGCCTGGCGCACATCATGGCGACGCGGCGCATGCACTTGCGGATCGCGCCGTCGCAGGAGAGCGCGAGCGCGGTGAACCGGCCGAAGCATTCGGGGTGCGACACCCTCGCGGTGGGCGTGGCGGTGCCGCGCATGATGATGACCAGCCCGATCTTCCAGGCGGTGACGTTAACGTCGATGTCGATGTCGTTCATTCTCGTTCCTTTCTCGGCCGGTTCGTCCGGCCGTACTGCTTGCCGCCCCATATGCCCTGCAACGGGTAGCCGTTGATGCGGCTGTGCCCGTCGGCCCACTCGCGGCACTCGTCCATGACCGGGCATGTCCGGCAGATGGCGAGCGCCGTGCTGGTTTCTTGGGGTTTGGTGCTGAACCAGAGTTCGGGATCGTATTGGCGGCATGTGGCTTGGTGTCGCCAGTCGTTCATCGTGTGCCGTCTTGGTAGGGGTTGTGGTTGATTTCGTCGTTGAGAGCACTGAAGTGGTTCATGCTGTTGAGGATGGCTTGTTTGCCTTCGTCGTAGGCGTGGATGGTTTCGCGGTTGGTGCGTGTGAAGGGTTCCACGGTGTCGCTGATGGCGTTGACGTGCACGTTGGTGAAGCCGGCGGCTTCTAGGCGTTGTTGGATGGTGAGCATGCCGTGGGCTGGCGATTGTGCGGTGAAGCTGACCTGCATCAGTGGTTCCTTTCCTTGGCGGTGAGTTGTTTGGCGATCGTTTCGCCCAGTGGGGTGATCCGCCATCGTCCCCATGAGACGTGTTCGATGTAGTCCCGTTCTTCCAATGCGTCGAACGTGCGCCGGTGGTTGCGGTCGAGCGGATAGGCGCTGCCTGTCTCGTACATGTCGAGCAGCAGGCCGCGCATGGCGGGCGTGAGCCGTATTCGCCTGGTCATGCTTGGCGTCCTTTCGTGAGCCATGCGAGCAGGCATGAGAGCATGCCGATGAGGGTGAACGTGCTGGAATGCGGGTCGGTCAGGTAGTCCAAGTGCGCACCGCCCGTGGTGGCTTCGTCGAGCCCGCCGCTGTCGTAGGCGAGGATGAACGGGCTGGTGATGCCGACCTGATCCGCGATGAACCGGCGTACTTGCTCCCGTTGCTGTTCGCTCATTTCAACGCCTCCGTCCGCGCGGCAGTGATCGCCAACCGCGCAAGCCGCCGATACTGCTCTTTCGCGTCAGGGTTCAACTTCGACCACAACGGCTCCACCTCCTCGAAGCCCATGCCCGACGTACCCGTATAGACGGCGAGCGCCGCCATATCGATCTCCCTATCGGTGATCTTGCGGCATACGCCGGCCCTGTACGCCTTGCGCGACGCGAGGCACTGGCCGAGACGGGTGATGCCGGTCGGGCGCTCGCCGTTGTCTGGGTAGGGGTAGCGTTCCTCGATCTCGTTGGTGATGATGCTGGTCATGCTTGGTCTTCTTTCGGGTCGGTGGGCTGGTATTCGAGCAGGTAGGGGCTGAGCTTGTCTCGGTGGTCTCGGCGTATGTGGACGGTGCCGATGGTCAGGCCGTTGAGCCGTTGGGCGCAGTCGGGGCATATGTCGATCTCGATGTCGTTGAGCTGGCCCATGGAGGTGCGGTTGGCCGAATACCCGGACAGGCTGAATCGCAGCGCTTCGCGTTTGCTGGTTTCCGTGCCGCATTGGTCGCAGTAGATGCGTGTGCTCATTGTTGGTTCCTTTCGTGTTCGATGAGGCGGTCGAGGCAGGCGAGGGCCGAATAGGGGAAGCCTTGCCGGAGTTTCGCCCATGTGTGCGCTTCGGCGTCGGGGATGGCGGGATCGTTGGCGAGGGTGTCGAGGATGGCGTGTTGTTGGCGTGTCCATGCGATCTTCTCGTCGTGGTCGATGACGTGGCAGAGGTACCATCGGGCTTTTTCGAGGTCTTCGACGGGTCGGCCCTTGCTGTGGTAGCGCCAGAGGTATTTGATGGCGTTGCCGAGGCAGAAGCTGGTGTCTGCGGTCAGTTCGATGCATTCCATGCCCGGGTGCGAGCGTGTGTAGTGGTTTGGTGAGTTGACGGGGTCGTTGGCCCATGTGGTGTGCATGCTTACCAGTCCTTTTCGAGTTCCCGGCAGTCGGGGCAGATGGATGACGTGCTGTCGGTGAGCGGTGCGCCGCAGATCGCGCAGATGGTCGGATCGTTGGCCGGTTCGGGTCGGTGGGTGGCCTTTCGGAGACGTCGGATGAGTTCGATGACGGGGTTGGGGCGGTCCGGGGTTGCTGTGTGGGCGTTCATTGCTTGTCCCTGAGTTCGATGTGTCCCCAGTCGCATGACGCTCCGCCGGAGTCGGAGAAGCATCGGACGGCCGCGCTGCCGTCGGGCAGTTCGTACCAGCGGACGTATCCGGGGTCGGGGTTGTTCACGGTGCCCTGGCCGTCGCCTTTGGGTGTTTCTCCGCATGCCGTGAGCGCGAGGATGGCGAGGATCGCCGTGAGGGTTGCGGGTATTCGTTTGCGGGGGTTCATGATTGGGTTCCTTGGTGTCCGGCTCGCATGATGTCGAGGTAGTTGGCGTAGTCGTTGCGGTCGCGGCGGATGCAGTCTTCGACCCTGTGGGTGCCCGTGTGGCCCTGGTAGGGGTCGTGGTCGAGGGCGAGGTCGCTGATCCGGTAGGTGCTCAAATCGAGTTTCCTGTGGTTGGTGAGTTCCCGCAGCCAGTCGGGGTGGAGGTAGGGGGCGAATTGGTTGGTGAGTACGTCGATGTCGTAGTCCACGTTGGTGCCGGCCGGGTGGAGCACGTACTGGGATGCCTCGGTGTCGAGGAATGCGCCGAGGTTGCGGGCGACGTTCGCGTATCCGAATTCTTCGGGTTCGGTTTCCATGACGGTGTCCAGGAGCCCGTTGTCGAGGTGCATGCGCAGCACCTTGGGGTCGAGGTCGTAGAGGCTCACATGGTCGGGACGGACGGGGAGGATGAACCGGTCGCCGTCTTCGGTGCCGTCGAGGTTGGTGACGATCATGCCGATTTCGAGGATTTTCGCGTCGGTGCGGCTGATGCCGGTGGTTTCCAGGTCGATCCACAGCAGCCTGTGCGGCTTGCGGGGTGGTGTCGGCGGGTCGAGTGGGATGGTCTGGCCGCCTACGGTCGTGGTCTTGGTGGTGTTCATTCTTGGGTTCCTTTCTTGGTTTCCTTGATGTCGGGGATGTAGTCGGGCTGGTCCGAGGGTGGTTCGGCCGGGGTGCGGGTGCCGTCCGCGTTGAGCTGCTGCCAGCCGCCGGTGCGGTAGTAGACGGGGATGGTGGCGGGGTCTTTGCCCATGTGGACGAGGTAGCCGAGCCGGTAGGCGCGTGCGGGGTGGGCGTGGACCCATCCGTGGCATCCTGTGGTGCCGCTGCCGCAGAGTTGGAGCAGGTTTTCGGGCTGGTGGAGCCGGTCGAACGGGTGGCTTCGCGGTTCCCTGTGGTGGATGCTGTCTCCGCTCCAGTGGCTGCCGGTTTCCCGGTCGCAGATGGCGCATCGGTATCGGTCTCGCCGTTGTACGATGCGGCGGGTTTCGTCGGTGGGTTTGGTGCTCATCTCTGGGCCTTTCGTTGGCATTCGTTGATGATTTCCTTGGCTTTTTGTTCCGGGTTGATGCCGGTTTTGACGCAGGCCCAGAAGTCGGTTCTCATCGCGTCGGTGAAGGTGCCGGCCGGTACGTGGTCTCGGATGTGGCCGGTGATCCACCGGTCGTCGATGACGGTGCCGTCGGGCAGCGCGTGCCGGTAGGGTTTCGGCTGGTCGGGCATGGTGTCCGTGTATGCGCCTTGGCGCAGCCATCGGCTCATGTTGGGCGCGTATTTGGGTTCGTCGATGGTTTTGGCGTAGGCGATGACGCTGCCGATGAGCTGTTTGGGGTCGGCCGGCGGCCGGCCGGCGACGCCTTGGATGGCGAGGTTCCACGCCTTCTCGGCTTCGGTTTTGCTGCCGGTGTGGCGCGGGTAGGCGTTCCATGCGGTCTCGAACGGGTCTTCGAGCATCCTGGCCTCGAGTTCGGCCATGGTGGTGCGCTCCGGCTCCGGTTCGGACACCGGCGTCGGCGTCGGCATGGAGGGGTTGGGGGAGGTTATATCGGTATGGGAATAGGTATAGGTAAGGGTGCTTCGTTTTTGCTTGCCGGTTTGCTTCGCGTTTGCTTCGCCATTTGCTTCGTCCGGTTGAAGCATTTGCTTCGCGTTTGCTTCGCTGTCTGCTGAAGCATTTGCTTCGCGTTTGCTTCGTCTCGAACGGCCGGACGCCTTGCCCCCGGCACGGCCGGCGCGGGCGCGTTTCTCTTGCAATTCCTTGGTGGCCGCGTACTTGCAGAGCATGGTGCCGTCCGGGTTGGCGGCGACGATCTCGAACACGCCGGGCTCGGTTTCGCGCCACAGGCCGGCATCCACGAGCTGGCGGGCGAGCTTCGGGCTGCCGCCGAGCTTCCTGACGCGCTGCATGGTGATGGAGCCGTCGTAGTCGCCGTGGCGCAGTTGGCGGCCGACGTAGCTGCCGGCGAGAGTCCACAGGCCAATCGCGGCCAGGGGAAGCTCCTCGCATTGCGGGCTGTCGTAGATGCCGTCGTCGATCATGAACCAAGTCATGGTTGAACCTCTCTCAATGTGATGGGTTATTTGATCTCGCCGGTGTTCGGATCGACGGCCTCCCCACTGTCGGTCTCGTCCGCATCGTCGTCGGGATCGGGATAGTCGGGCGCGCTTTCCTCGAACGTGGCGAGTCTGTCGTGGAGGTTGTCGTACAGGACCGCGCGGCGTGCGTCCTTCGGATAGGTGAGCAGACGGTTGATGACCTCGGCGCAGTCGATGATGTGCTGCGCGAGCGCGTCCGTGTCGTACACGGCCTCGGTGTACGGGTCGATCTGGTGGAACTTGTCGAGGTAGGCGTCTTTGGTTTCGAGCTGCATCTTGTGGTTGACCGCGCGGCGGAAGTCCACGGCCGCCTGCTTGATCTTCGCGCACGAGCTGTTGAAGTCCAGCAGGCTCAGCGGGCTCATTTCGTCGGGTATGAGCGCGTCCTGGACAAGGTTCGAGTCTTTTTTTCTTTGCCATGAGGGTGTCCTTTCTAGAATTCCGGGTCGCCGGTGTCGGCGGCGAACGTGTCCGGCGTGTGGCCGCTGCCGCCGTTGGCCCACGGGTCGGACGCCGGCGGCGGTGTCGTCTGCTGCGGGGGCTGGCCGTTCGGGTTGCCGTAGGTGCCGCCGCCCTGATAGCCGTTGTGGCCGCCCTGTTTCGTGACCTGCGCGGTCGCGTACCGCAGGCTGGGGCCGATCTCGTCCACGGTCATTTCGACCACGGTGCGGTTGGTGCCGTCCTGCGCCTGATACGAGCGTTGGGAGAGGCGGCCCTGGGCGATCACGCGCATGCCCTTCGAGCATGATTGGCTGATGTGCCGGGCGAGGTCGTTCCACGCCGAGCAGCGCAGGAACAACGCCGTGCCGTCCTCGTACTGCTGAGTCTGGCGGTTGTAGGTGCGGGGCGTGCTGGCGATCGTGAACGACGCGACCTGGGCTCGAGTGTTGGTGCTGCGCAGTTCGGGGTCTGCGGTCAGGTTGCCGACGATGGTCAGCGTGGTCTCGCCCGCCATCAGTCGTCGCCTTCCTTTTCCTCGTCGAGGCGGGAGGAGAGGGTCAGGGCGATGGTGTGCGCGCGGACGGCGGCACCGTGCGCGCGGATGAAGCCGTCGTGGTCTCGCTCGTGGTGGAAGTGGTTGGCGAGCAGGCTCAGCTCTTCGTAGGCGCGGTCGGCCGTGCGCAGCATGCGTTCGAGGTGGCGGCGTTCCTCATTGCGCGCGTCCGTCTCGTCCGCCGGCGCATGGCAGCCGTCGGGCAGCATGGGGCCTTCGCCGTCGATGACGGTGCCGAGCGGCTTCAAGTCGTTGGAGGCGAACAGCTTGGCCGGATCGTCGAGCAGCGGGCCCTTGCCGAGTTCGAGCACGACCGTTATGTAGGCCGCCTTGCATTCATCGCCGGAGGCCTCGTCGAACGCTTCGGCGAATTTCCTGATCGTTTCCTCGTTGGATGTCATGATGTTCCTTTCCTGATGTCCCGTTTCCATACCCATTCGCATTCCGCGCCGATGTTCGCCGTGCTGCGGTCGATGACGAACGCGGCGGGCGACGGCATGAGGATGAGGCGTGGGTAGTCGAGCCGTGAATTGCATTCGCAGATCGCGTCCAGCGCCTCGGCGATCAGTTCGCCGGGCGTCATGGTCAGGCCCTGTTCGGTGATGGGCCAGACCATGAGGCTGCGGTGGGTGTTCATGGGGCTCCTTCGTTTGGTGCGGGGCCGCGCTGGCGTGGTCGGCGCCGGCAATGGAGACCACCGGCTCGCACGCCATCGCTTCCGCAATCCACTGACTTCCTGTCGTATGGGGATGGATCGCGGCCGACGTTGACGCGGCCCCAGTGGACGGCGGCCGAATCGAACGGCTTCCCGGTCTTTGCCCGCGCCCGCCTGACGCGAATCTCGACCGGGGGCAAACCTGCCCGCCCTTGGCGCGCCGCCGGTGGGGAGAACCGGCGACGCGATCATTGAGAGAGGTGGTGTTAACGACTTGTTCCTTGTCGCCGCCCGCCGCATCGGAAGGAAGGTCGCAATGGCGGCGGGCAAGTCTTAGATGGTCAGCACGAGCGCGCAGAGGATGACGAGCCTGAGCAACTGGTACATAACCGCTCCCGGCTTGGCCTTCGTTTCGCGCAGCGTGCCGATGAGTATGAAGTGTTCGAGCAGCGCGTATCCGAGGATCACCCACTGCTGCCAGACGAGTGCATCGAAGTTCATTCCTCTCCTCCCGCCTCTTCGACGAGGCCCACGAGGAACAGGGGCGCGTTGACGAACGCCCACCACGCGGCCAGACCATTGCCCAACGGGTGCATGCATGCGTCATGGGTCAACAGCCACGCCAGACAGCAGATGATGGAAACCACCAGCAACAGGCCGATCGTATACGGGTAACGCTTGAACATATCCGCCGCCTTATTTGGTCTGGACGAGCGTGTCCGCACCGTCGGGGACGACGACGAGCTGATCCGCGTTGGACAATGCGTCGATGTAGTGCTGTTTGAGCACGTTGTCGGTCAGGCTCTCGTTGAGCACGGCGTTGGCGTCGGCCTCGCCCTGCGCCTTGATCTTCTTCGTCTCGGCCTCGGTCTTGGCGACCTGCTGCTCGTTCAACGCCTTCTGCTTGTCGATCTCGGCGGCCTGCGCCTCCGTGTACTTCTTGGTGATGGCCTCGCCGTAGCGCACGTCCTGCACGCTGACCTGTTCGACGGTCAGGCCGATCTTCTTCCACTTCGCCGCCAGCGCATCCTGCACGGCCTTCGTGTACTCGCCTCGGTTGGTGAGCATCGTCAGGGTGTCGAACCGGCCGGACTGTTCGCGGGCCACTGAACGCAGATCGTTGCTGATGTAGTTCTGCGTGAACGTCTGCTGCTTGCCGTACTCCGAGTACAGGTATTCGGCCGCGCTCGGATCAAGGCTGTAGTTGACTTGGATGTCGATGTCCGCAGAAGCGCCGCTCTTGTCGTTGACGGTGACCTGCTTGCCGACCGCGCTGCCGCCGTCGTACTTGTAATCGGTGTCCTTGTAGAAGTTGATGAGGTTGTTACGGGTGTCGTATTTGACGATGCTCTGCCACGGCGTCTTCCAATGGAAGCCCGCGTCTTCGGAATGACCGGCCAGACTGCCGCCCATGTTGCGGATGACCGCGACCTCGCCCACGTCCACGGAGTACAGGCATGCGGGGATCAGCAGCAGCAATCCGACGAGGACCGGAATGAGGCCGATGCCGGCCCCCTTGACGTTGTTGGACAGCGCGACGCCGGTGACGGCGGAGCTGAAGAGCAGCAGGATGATGGAGATGACGAACCAGATCATGAGGGTTCCTTTCAGAAGATAAGGTCCTTTCCCCGTGCCGGTAGGCTTGAAGCTGCAAGACAAACAATCCGCTGCATGCGGGGAAAGGAAGTATTCAAATGGGTGGAGCTGCAAGCTGGGCGAGCTCAGCGGAAACGAAGTTCAAGCAGGCTCAGGCAAGCGCTAGAAATGCCTATGAGTCACGGATGACCGAGGGTCTAGCGGACATCGCCCAAGCGTTGTTCCAAATCGACTTACGGCTTGACCGGCTCGAAAAGAAACTGGACGGTCGGGGTTGAGCCTTGCCAGTTTGCGCTCGCTGATGACGTCGTGGCGTATGTAAAGGCTTTCCATGTTGAGCTGTGCGCCACGACGCTCATAGGCGTTACTCATTTCACTACCTCCGGCACATATCCGTTGTGGTCGCGCCAACGGCCGTCGGCCATGTCGTGCAGCCATGACGCCAGACGTCCGGCTTCCGTGACGGTCAGGGCGATATGCCCCTCTCCCCTGCATTCCATGAACCGGATCATGGTCGAGTCCACGGTGGCGCTCACACCGATGCGCGGCAAGGCGTCGTCGGCCTTCTCGCCGACCCAGTTGCGCCGAGTGCCGATCGCATTCGCCAAGACCGCCGCCTCGTCGCGGGACAGCAGGGCGATCGCGCCGCCAGTCCCCGTTCCCGTGAGGTCGCGCAGCCACAGACGGATACGCACGCCGTCCTCGGACACTTTCGGCTCGCACAGCAGCGGCCGGGTCGCTTTCTCCGGGTTCGCGAAGCGGATCGAGTTCTCGGCCTCCCAGTACCTGTCCTTCACCTTCATGACGCCACCTCTTCCGGCTGAGCGTCCACCGGCCACGGATCAAGGGTGCGGCCCATGAGGTAATCAACACTGGTGTTGAAAAAGTCAGCGAGCGCCTTGTAGTCCTTCGCGGAGAAGGGGCGAAGGCCGTTCTTCTTGTTGCTGTAGGTCTGTTCGAGCATTCCGATTCCAGCCGCGACTTCGCGCTGGGTTAGATGGCGAGCGCCTTCTAGCTGAGTCAGCCGCTCCGCAATAATGCTCACTTCTAAGCGTTTCTGATTATCGGTCATGGCTGCAACAATAGCACGACTAAGCATTTTTGCTTATCGGCGTGTCGTAAATTAAGCACTTTTGCTTATTTAAGCATTATTGCTTATAGTTAAGCATATGAACACAGCAGCAACGGCGACGACAATCGCCGACCCACAAGCAACGGCATTGCGCAATGTCGATTTGCTTATGCACCTTGAAGGTAAATACCGTAAAGACCTTGCGGTCTACCTAGGCCGCATCCCGCAAGTCATGTCGCGCATGATGAAGAGCGGAAGCACATGGTCGTTTAACGACATGTACCGCACCGCCGAATTTCTCGGCGTTCCGCTTGAAGTGCTGACTGACCCCACACTTTCCCCTGATAGAGCGCTCAGTATCATCGGCGAGCGCCGTAACGATAACGATGGGAATGGAGGTTTGCCTGTCGTCAACGTTGACGACTTCCGCCTACGTGGCGGGGCATGGAAGGCCCCGGCTATGATTCTCGCGGCTTAGTTTTGAGCCGTTTGGGATCATAACCCAGAGGTCCATGGTTCAAATCCATGCCCCGCTACCAACGCCTCGGGCTTCACATGAAAGAAGTCCGAGGCTTTTTCTATATCTTCAAGGCTCCATGCCACTCGCCTAGTCATCTTCTGTGAAATCGAAGACCTATCGACGCCAAGAGCGTTCTCCAGATCCTTTTGCTTGAC